CGTATGAAGGAGCAAACGGTAGTGGGGGAATCGAAATCATGGAGAGCATTGACGCTTGCCCTCGTGAGATCGTATGTCTCTATGACCCAAAAGACAAAAGAGTTACAGTCAAAGATTTATTAAACTCAATGAAGGAGGCGTTTAAATGACTCAAAAGAAATTTCAAAAAGACACTAAATTCTCAGAATATGACCTAGACGGTGACGGAATAATTACAGATAAAGAGATTGAACAAGAAGAAAGAATGATCCGTGTAAGGGATCAGGATTTAATGGCAAATCAACAAAGATATATTTGTTGGGTTTCCTCAATTACTTCAATAGGTTTAATTTTATTATCAATGAGTCCACTTATTCCTGATAGCCGTATTGAGATGGTAACTGCATTATTAAGCACCTATGTCGTTGCTAACTTAGGTATTGTGTCCGTGTTTATGGGTGCTACTGCTTGGAGTAGAGCAAAAGAGAATGGAAAAGGTTAACTTTCAATCTATAGCTTTGGGGGTATACCTCTTTATATGTTTATTTGATTTTGTACTTGTTCCTGTATGGTATGGAGTAAATAGACCCGAAATAGCAAGTTTTATAGATACGATGAATACAATGGAAAATGCTCAACTTCAGATGGAATTAATGAGAAAGATGACAGATCATCACGATCCGTACACATTAATGGGAGGAGGGTTGTTTCATTTGTCTTTTGGAGCCATACTGACAGGAAGTGTGTTAAATAGGAAAAATAAGGAGGAGTGATGTACGAATATGCAGTTAAAGAAATAGTTAAAATTATTGATGGCGATACGGTTGATGTTGTGATAGACTTGGGGTTTGACCTTTCCAAAAAAGAACGTGTTCGTCTTGCTGGTATAGATACTCCTGAAAGTAGAACTAGAGATGCAGAGGAGAAAGTTTTTGGCCTCGAAGCTAAAGCTTATCTTACAGAAAGATTAGAAGGTTCTGAAAAACTTATTGTTAGAACAGAAAAAGACGGAAAATACGGTAGAATGTTAGGCTGGTTTTACAGTGATAAATCTGAAAACAGCATAAACAATGAAATGATTGCAAATGGATACGCTTGGGAGTATGATGGGGGCAAGAAAGATAAAAACTTGCAAGATTTAATTGACGTAAGGGGAGTTCCAATTTGAGTGAACTGACAAAAAGACAAAAAGAAGCGTTGGCTAAACATAGTCCACATCATACAAAAAAACATATAAATGAAATGATTAAACAGATGAAAAAAGGAAAAACTTTTACAGCATCTCATAAATTAGCTATGAAAAAAGTTGGTAATTAAATGAGTGTATTAACAAGTTTAGTTGGCCCAGTAACAGGATTACTGGATAAATTTATAGAAGACAAAGATCAGAAAGCGGCCTTGGCTCACGAGATAGCCACTATGGGAGAGAAACATTCTCAGGAGGCTATGCTTGCTCAATTAGAAATAAATAAGGCAGAGGCGGCTTCAGGATCGTTATTTAAGGGCGGTTGGAGACCCTTTGTGGGCTGGACCTGCGGAATTGCGTTTGCATATCATTTTGTGTTTCAGCCATTATTAATATTTATTTTTGCCTACATTGGGTTAGAAACACCTGATTTACCTGAATTTGATGTAGGTACATTGTTGCCTGTTCTGGGCGGTATGCTTGGGATAGGAGGTTTGCGTAGCTATGAAAAAACAAAAGGCTTAACAAAATAAGGAGAAAATTATGCCTCAAGGAAAAGGAACTTATGGAAATAAAGTAGGAAGACCTAAGAAATACACTACAGGAGGTTCTGTAAAAGCTACAAAACCAAAAAATAAGAAACCTAAAAAGAAGTAAAAAGTAAAAAGGGAGAATATTATGAAAGAAAATTTTGAAGAGTGTCTAAAAATGCTCCTTCATCACGAAGGAGGATATGTTAATCATCCTGATGATCCAGGTGGGGAGACAAATCTAGGAGTGACTAAGAAAGTCTACGAAGAGTGGGGTGGTACAAAAGATATGAAAGACCTTACAGTTGAAGATGTCGCTCCTATCTATAAAAAGAACTACTGGTCGAGACTTAAATGTGATGACCTCCCTAGTGGATTAGATTTTTGTGCTTTTGATTGGGGTGTGAACAGCGGTACAGGTCGTGCGGCTAAAGCCATACAAAAGATTATTGGTGCAAGCCAAGATGGAGCTATAGGACCAAAAAGCCTTGCTTTAATAGAAAAGCAAGACCCTAAATATATGGTAGAAGAATTTGGAAAAATACGTCAGGAATTTTATGAAGGTTTGTCTACTTTTAAAACTTTTGGTCGTGGTTGGACTAGAAGAAATGAAGAAACTACACAAAAAGCTGTAAGTATGGTACAGTGATTTGCTTTTTTCATTTTTAGCCTAAAACTAGGGGTGACTTGTTCACCCCATTTTTTTGTGGTATTTTATACATATATATAGTAACAATTAAAAAAACATAACAATACTTAGTATAAAATGGATTCAGTTGCATTAGCACAAAAATTATTAAAGAACATTCGTGAGCAAAGACAGCTTATGTCAGATCACTTATCGGATGGTGGAGCCTCTACAATGGAGGATTATCGGTTTGTTGTAGGTCAGATGCGTGGCTTGACCTATGCAGAAGAAGAAATCAAAGCCACGATGAAAGGCATCGAAGAAGATGAATAAAAAACTATATGTGCCAGATCACATGGTAGGTACTTTAAATAAACAGAGGGGAAGAACCTCTGAAATTCCAAAAGCTATAAATAAAGCTTTTCCTGAAGCAAAAGAAAATAAAAACTCTAAAGACCCTTCTAAATTTGAGCCGTCTGTTATTGACAGATTACCTCAACCAACAGGGTATAGAGTTCTTGTTATTCCTTGGTATCTTCCAGAAAAAACAAAGGGTGGTCTTATTGTTCCAGATGCAACAAGAGATAGAGAGTCATTCTCTACTGTGTGTGCATATGTGGTAAGACTTGGCTCTGATGCGTATAAAGACGTTGATAAATTCCCATCTGGTGCGTGGTGCAGTGAGAAAAGTTGGGTAATTATGGGAAGATATGCTGGAAATCGGTTTAAAGTTGATGGTTTAGAGGTTCGTATCATAAATGATGACAATATTATAGGAACAATACTTGACCCAGCAGACATTTCTTATGTATAAGATAAATTAAAGGAAAAGCTATGAATACTGTAAATGAAAATACTGTTGAAAAAGAAGAAGAAAGTTTAACAGTTGAATTGCCAGAAGAAAATAATGAAGAAGCCGTTGTTGTTGAAGAAACTCAACAAGAAAATGGAGAAGTAACCCGAACAAATGTTCAGGTTGATTCCCAAGAAGGCGAAGAAGAAGATCTTCAGGCGTATAGTGATAATGTAAAAAAGAGAATAAATAAACTTACGGCTCAAAGAAAACAAGCTTCAGAAGAAGCAGAAGCTGCTGTTCAATGGGCAAGAACTGTTCAGGAAGAGAACAATAACTTAAAAAGTAAGCTAAATACTTTAGATCAAGGATATTTAAATGAATTTGAAAGCCGTGTTACAAGCCAGATTGCTCAGACTAAAAAAGTTATGGCAGAAGCTCACGAAGCTGGCGATATGGAAAAAGTCGCAGAAGCCCAAAGCATCCTCGCCAAACTTGCCGTCCAAGAAGAAGAACTTGGCAAACAAAAAAGAAGGCAAGAAGTCTACCAGCAAGAAGTAAATCAACAGGCACAACAACCTGTTCAACAACCTCAACAAAGACAACAACCTAGAAGACCTGATATAAAGAATGATGCAAATCTTCAGGGATGGATGTCTAATAATAGTTGGTTTATGAAGGATGTTGTTTTAACAAATGCCGCACAAGGAGTTCATCAACAATTAGTAGCAGAAGGCCATTATCCAGATGATAACGGATTTATGGGTAGAGATTACTATAATGAACTTGATAAGCGTTTAAAAAGTCATTTTCCAAATCGAGATGAATTTGGAGGAGTGAAACAGGAGGCAAGGTCAAACGTCCAAGCCGTAACTCCTGCGTCCAATGCTGGACGGTCTGTAAAATCTGGACGGAAGAAAAGCGTAGAACTTACTAAAGGTCAAGTCGCACTTGCAAAAAAGCTGAATATACCCTTGGAGAAGTACGCTCAAGAAGTTATGAAAATAGAGAGTAGGAGATCGTAATGTCTGATCGCACAAGTCGAGAAACAGTAACTCGTGAAAATACTGAACGTGTAACAGAATGGAAGCCTCCCTCTGCTCTTGATGCTCCCGAAGCACCGATAGGGTATAAACATAGGTGGATAAGAGAAAGCGTCATGGATTATGACGATAAGAATAACGTCCATAAAAGAAGGCGAGAAGGATGGGAATTTGTTCGTGCAGAAGATCATCCCGAATTTGACGCTCCTGTGATTGACGAAGGTAAAAACGCTGGCTGTATTGGAGTCGGTGGCCTAGTTCTAGCAAGAATACCTGAAGAAATTGTAGCTCAGCGGAACTCACACTATAATAAAGTGGCTCAAACCCAAATGGATGCTGTGGATCGTGATTGGATGAGTGAAAACAATCCAGCGATGCCAAAGCAAAAACCGCAACGTAAATCCTCTGTGACCTTTGGTTCCCAAAGGCCAGATAAATCTTAATATAAGGAGATATAAAGATGGCAAATAAAGATGCCGCTTTTGGTATGCGTCCTGTAAAAAGAATAGGTGGAACACCCTATACAGGAGGCCAAAGCCGATATCGAATCGCTGCGAACTATGGAACTTCAATTTTTCAAGGTGACATGGTTATGCAAGTTACTGGAGGCGGTGTAGAAGTACACGCTGACGGTGGCACGGTTCCGATTGTTGGTGTATTCAACGGTTGCCAATATACTGACCCTACTTCAGGTGAGCAGAAATATAGCAACTATTACCCTGCAAGCACAAATGCTTCAGATATCATTGCTTTTATCATTGATGACCCTATGGTTATTTTTGAGATTCAATGTAATGCAGCATTTCCAGTCGCTGATTTGTTAGGTAACTTTGATATTGTTTATACAAGTTCTGGAAGTACAACTACTGGTATTTCTGGTGCAGAATTAAACGTAAGTGACGGTGCAACAACCGCCAACTTAGCTTTAAAATGTATTGACATATCAGAAGACCCTGAGAACTCAGACGTTTCATCTGATGCGACTAATGTTCTAGTTGTCATTCAAAATCACTTGTTTGGTCAAAAACAAGTTGGCTTAGCATAAGGAAGGATTGAGATATGGCAATTTCAAGAGCACAACTCGCTAAAGAGTTAGAACCTGGCCTTAATGCACTTTTCGGCATGGAGTACAGCCGTTATGAAACCGAACACGCAGAGATCTATGATACTGAATCATCAGATCGTGCGTTTGAAGAAGAGGTAATGCTCTCAGGTTTCGGAAACGCTCCAACCAAGTCAGAAGGTGCTGGAGTTCAGTTCGATTCAGCAAGTGAAGCATATACCGCAAGGTATACTCACGAAACTATTGCTTTGGCATTTAGTTTGACTGAAGAAGCAATCGAAGACAATCTATACGACAAGCTTGGAGCACGTTATACAAAGGCTCTTGCACGTTCTATGGCTCACACAAAGCAAGTAAAAGCTGCAGCAACGCTTAATAATGCGTTTAGCTCATCTTATACTGGTGGTGATGGCAAAGAACTTTGTGCAACTGACCACCCTTTAACAGGTGGTGGAACCTTTAGAAACGAGCCTTCAACTGCAGCAGACTTAAATGAGACTTCTCTTGAGAACGCTCTCATTGACATTGCGGCATTTGTTGACGAGCGAAACATGATTATTGCTCTTCGTGGAATGAAGTTGATTATTCCACCAGCACTTCAGTTTATTGCAGATCGTTTATTAGAGTCAACTTTAAGACCTGGAACATCAGACAATGATGTAAACGCAGTAAAGAACATGGGAATGGTTCCTGATGGGTACACCGTCAATCATTTCTTGACTGATACAGATGCGTTCTTCATCAAGACAGATGCTCCTAATGGCTTAAAGATGTTCGAAAGAGCACCATTAGCTACAAATATGGAAGCTGACTTTGACACAGGAAACATGAGGTTTAAGGCTCGTGAGCGTTATTCTTTCGGTTATTCCGATCCACGTTGTATATTTGGTTCCCCAGGAGCTTAATATACAATAAAATTTATTTTATTAGAGGGCGGCTAAAGTCGCCCTTTATTTTTTCAAATTACTTGTTATAATGATTTATCCCTGACAGTCGCATGGTGCGACTGACATTTGCCACGACAGGAGGAAAACATGGCTAATTCGACTTTTTCAGGTCCAGTACGCTCAAAAGGCGGTTTTAATGTAATTAATGAAAGTAGCACAACAGGTGCTATTACAGAAACTGGCTTTTCAGTAAATTCAACTGGACAATTAATTTCACTTGGAACAAGAAAAATCCAAACATTTGCTATAAGTTTAGCTGACACAGACGCAGCCGACACTACTTATGCAGACAATGATGTTCTTGTAGAAATAGGTGAGTTAAATACAGATCATCCAGATGATTTGGTGACTGCAAGTAAATTCTTTATTCACAAAGTAGTACTTGGCGTTACAACTGCGGCTGCTAGTGATGCTAATTCTTTAGCTAACTTACAACTTAGTGCAACTTCAGGTACAGCCACTAACTCTGGCATATCTTCAGGTACAGAAATTGTAGGAGCTGGTGTTGCGTCTTTTAACCCAAGAATTTCTGCTACTGATTCTGTTACTGAGATAGACATTGATCTTGATGCCACTGCTGGTACTTATCATGTGTTTGCACCTAATATAAGTGCAGCTATAGCTAGTAAATATCTGTATATGGGTGCAGGTTCTACTTGTGATACCGCTTTAACAGCTTTTAGAGGCACTCTTGAAATAGAGTATTCAGTTTATTAATCATAGGGGGGGAGAAATCCCCCTTTTAAATAAGGAGATATAAATGGCTGATGCGGTAACAAGTCAAACGATACAAGATGGTGTTAAGAATGTTGTAATGAAATTTACTAACATTAGTGATGGTTCAGGTGAAAGTGCTGTTGCTAAAGTTGATGTGAGTGCATTAACTGCAGGACCAAATGGAGAAACTTGTACTGGAGTTACTATAGAAGAGATATGGTGGCAGTGTATAGGTATGAAAGTTAGTCTTTTTTGGGATGCTTCTTCTAATGTAATAATAATGCAATTAGGAGAAAACCAATCAGGACACCAAGATTTTAGAGATTTTGGTGGTTTAACAAATAATGCAGGAGGTGGCAAAACTGGTGATGTACTGTTTACAACAGTAGGTCATTCAAGTGCTGATACTTATAGTATAATTTTATCTATGCGTAAAAATTACGGATAATTAATTGTCGATTGGCAGATCACAGATTAGTAAACAAATATCTAAGCCTCCAAAGAAAAAGAGGAAAAAGAAAGCAATTAGTAAGAAAAAGCGGAGATAAAATATGGCTACTTCTGGATCAACAAACTTTGAATTAGACGTATCTGACTATATAGAAGAGGCTTATGAGCGTTGTGGGATAGAAACCAGAACAGGCTATGATCTGAAGAGTGCTAAAAGAAGTTTGAACCTTATGTTAGTAGAATGGTCTAATAGAGGGTTAAATCAATGGACTATAGCACAAAGAACACAGACTGTTACGGCAAGTGATGGTGAATATTCTCTTGGAACAGATGTCATAGATGTTTTGTCTATGTCTGTTTTAAGAAGTTCTAGTTATTATCCTTTAGAAAGAATAAGTCGTGATTCCTATTTAGCTATCCCGAACAAATCTCAAACAGGAAGGCCAACACAGTTCTTTTTAGATAGGCAATTAACTCCTAACCTAAAGATATGGCCTTTACCTGAAAATAGCACAGATATCTTATATTATGACGCATTAACACGCATGGATGATGCAGATTCATATACAAATACTGTGGAAATACCCTTTCGTTTTTACCCATGTTTAGCCGCTGGTTTGGCTTATTATATAGCAATAAAGAAGGCTCCAGATAGAATACAGCTTCTTAAAACTGCTTATGAGGAAGAATTTGAAAGGGCTATGGCAGAAGATAGAGATAGGTCTTCTTTTAATGTATCACCACAATTAGGATTTTATAACATTGTCTAGGT